CACTCGTAGAGGTGTCAATGGGCATATAATATCAAGTAGTATATATGCCTTTTGAACCCTACCGGGGGTGGAAAAGAGGGAGATTACTCCCTCATTTCTACTGTTTAGAGACGATTGATCTGTAGATAAAGACGAAAAGTTCATGAGTCTTTAACGCTATCGCTAAGATTTTTGTCATGTGAATCACCTCCTGTGATTCCAGTATCGGTTTTCTTTGTTGGTACTTGAGTTTCGCGCTTTACTATTAATCCGTGTTTTAGAAGCATGTCTGCATTATCTGGATTATGGACAAAAGATTCGAGATTAACGGGGTTGTTGTCCATGAGCTTACGGATATCAGCGGGTAGGGAATTAAAGAGGTCTGTGGCGTTCCTGGCGATGCTGAAAGCATCTTCCAGGTTAGGGATAGAAGTATTGTCGATATATTGTGGTTCGCGAGTTGCGACATGACCAAAAACACCTGTTTTTGTGTATTGAGCCATGATGTTGTTTATATCGCATAAATTTTTATACGATTGATCGGTTAACTTCGGAGAAGAGCAATCGAGTTGTACTCTTTTTCTTAATTCGTGATGGTTTGTAATTTTCATTTTTATTTCCCTAGTGAAGGTCTGACAATATCAGTACCTTTTTTAATTGTGTCCATTACGTTAAGTAATGTACTGTTTTTGTCTTGAAATTCAGATGTTTTTTGTGATCTTCGAGCTTCCGCAGAACGAGCATTAAATTCTGTTTTCTCCATATTAGCGCGTTTTTTATAATAATCGCTATTAATGTCTTCTGATGATTTTCCTGATCTGGCATCAAGTTGGTATTGAAGATCTTTTGCTTCCGCATCAACTTTTGCAGTTTCAGTTTTAGTTTTGATAATCTGATCGTTAGTAAGTTTTTCTTGTTTTTTCATGTTCTCGAGATTTTGTGCAGCCATTTTTGCTTCAAGTGCTGACATAACCGCTCTTGAAAGATCGGGTCTTGAATTTTGCATTTGAGCTGATGAAGCTGAACCAGCTGCGCCTCCTGAAGGTGAAGAATTAGATGCTCCCATGGCGAGCATTGGGTTAAGTCCGGCAGCTTTTAAGTCTGCCATAGTTCTTTGGTGAGTTGTATTTGACATTTCTTTTTGAAAGTCTCTGTTTTTTACCGCTTCGGCGCGGTTGAATTCATTATTTCCGAGTGCGATGTCTCGATTTGCATTATTGGCGGCTTCTACGCCTCCGGCTGAAGATATAGCTCCACCCATGGCAACGCCTGCCATAGCTCCGGCAGGTCCTCCTAGGAAAGCTCCTCCGATTCCGCCTACGACTGGTGCAATGTCTGATAAAAAGCCCATAATTTTTTCCTTGTTAGAAGCCCCCTTACGGGGGCATTTGGTTTAGAAGTGGTCAATTAAGCCTGGAGTAGCATAAGTTGGCATTGGTCGCGCTGTTTTGAAATTGAAATAGCAATCTAAGATAAAAGCCGGTTCTGTTGGTACGGCAATGATTCTATCAATTGGTGGGTTTTCAACGATGAAAGCATCGTTAAGCGCAGGGAGTGCAGAGAATTCTTGTGATAAATGCCAAATGTCGAGGGAAGCGGTTGCATTAGAACGGAATAATCCAGTAACTTGTGAAGGTTTGTAGCGATATTCAGCATATCGTTCTTGGTATCCGAATACGTCGTCGTCGTTGTTGTTTCCTTGAGCATAAATTTCCTTGTTAAGAATAGCTTGTTCGCCTAAGTGAGAAAGAGATGGCCAATAGAAGTCAAATCTAGTTTGACGTGACCACATTTTATTTAAGCCTTGTTGGTAGTTGAGATCGGCGCGAATTGATACGAGACCGATTACGATTTCGTGTTCAGTAAAAGATTTTACGAATGAGTTTCCAGATGAAGCAACGGTTCCGATTGCTGCAAGGTTACCTTGAGGTGTTTGTCCAGATACTGTTGGTGCGGTTTGAGAAATTGCACTAACTGAAATGTTAGCTGTTGTGCCGCCTAAGTATTCTGGTCTTTGGAGTCGTGCGTCTGGAGATATAACGCCGAAATGTGCGCGTATTACTTCCGTGTAACGTGTTCCGCCTCTCGCGTCTTTTTCATACATACGTTGAATTTGGAAAGCTTCGCGGAGTTGGTTAATTGTAGATGCAGTTGCAGTTGTTAAGTCTGCGATTAAACCAGTTTCAGATTTATCTGCGTCTAGTTTACCAAATTTCATGAAACCGTTAGCACCAGTGGCGTCGTTAGAACGAATAGTGTTTGAGGCTGCTGCGTTCATCCATACAAGAGGTGAATTGTTTGTTCCGTCATTTATCCAGACTTGGTTTCCATCGCCTTTTACTTTAGCCGATGTTCCAAGAGGGACAGAGACAGCAGTGCCCTTTTGTGCGAAGGGGAGAGCTGAAGTGAAATAGTCCTTTCGTTTGCCGCGTGGAAGAACAGCATACTCAGAAGGCAAGTCAGGACCATTGTCAGTATTAACAGTAACAGAGTCTTGTAAGTTTTCATCGCGATACCATTCGTTGTAAATAAGGTTATACGCTCTTAAAAAGAGTGCAGAGTGTTCGAGTCCAGGTACTTTTGTTGGTAATCCCATGTAGTCGAACAATGATTGTTCTCCATAACCAGTGACAGCAGTTGAGGTCATAGTTGGGATTAAGTAGTTTGTAGTGTCGCCGGGATTTGTTTGTTCTCCATTGAATTTTTGCCAGTTATCCCATAGTAGTCTCATGGGAACTGAGAAATAATGTACGTCAAGATAGATATTATCCATGACTGGTTTTAATGGAGTTGATAGTCGACCGAAGAGTGAAGTAGATAAGTTGAAAGTGTCTCCCGGAAGAGCTTCGTCGAGAAAGATAGGAATAAGTTGTCCGGCATCAAGAGTTGTTTTGTAGCCGTGTGAACGATCGAATGTTGATCGTTGGATTTCAGGTTTTGCAACATGTGAGAAAACCTGTTGCGGTGTTACTGTAGATTTCATTTTCATTTCTTTTTTCCTTAAAAGATGGGACTTCCTGTCCCGTTATTAATTAGTGTTTGAATTCTGCGGCGTTTGATAAGATTCTAGGTTTTGTGTGAGTAGCAATAGATGCAGATATTTCATCAAATTCGCCGAGTTCGACTAATGTAAAGTCGGAGGGATATTTGTGAAAGTTAGATTGAATGTCAGAACATGCCGTTTCGAAGCTTCTAATTGCTTCACCGGCTGATTTGAAATAGATAGGGGGAAGATAAGCTTCCGCTTTAGAGTCGTGTACTGAGAAAATTTTCATTTTGAGTTCTCCTTTGATTTGTGATGATAATCATCACGGGTTGATTTTAGTATTTTAGTATAGTGTGGGAGTTCCTTAAGGACACTTTTATTGGTGTCCCGGAACTCACAAGAAGAGAGATCGAGCTTCTGGTTGTCGATCGTGAATTTAGCTAAGATTTCGTGAGATGAGCGAGTTTTGAATTGTGTTAATCGTTTGTTTTCGTAATGTTCGTGTAGCGTTGGGTTTATAGTTTGTAATTTTTTGAAGTAGTAACGCGGGAGCATTTCGTTAGAGTCGATTAGTTGTTGGTGATTTTTTTCGAAATAGTTATAGCCAATTGCGGGGCGTTTTGAAACATCCATACAGTCTGAAATTGTGATCATTTCGCCTGTGGTTGGATCGGGTAGAGTATGTTTTTTACCCTTAAGTGAGTAGCTTGCGATGTAGTAAGCAGTTTTTTCATTCGCAGTTCCTATTGAGTGGAAGCCTAGTGACCATAGTTTTTGTATGTCGTTTGATGTGAATAGTTGTTCGCCTTTTTTTGTTTGTTTGAGATATTTTTGATTTGGCGGGTTGTATCCGAATAGTATGACGTGGTGGTGAGGTCTGAATGTTAGGCTTCCGTATTCATGGGAGACCATGTAGCGAATTTTTGATTTAGTGTGTTTGCGCAAGCGTTTTATGAATTTTTGAAATTCAGTTTTGATTGAGTTAATCGGGGGCAAGTTTTCTTCGTTATATGTGAGTGTGATAAACGAGTTTTCTTTGTGGCACGATATTTCATGACGTGCGCGTGTAGCCCATTCGATTGAACGCTTTGAAATGCACTCCGTGCATTTCCCGCAAGGAAGTTTTAAGTTTCCTTCGCGGGTGAATGAGATTCTGCCAAACTCATTGAGTTCGGCATTTTGTGGGAATAAGCACATTAGAGGCGGTATCCGCCACGAGAAGGGGCGGGAGCGATGTTTCTTTTTTGTGTTCGCATGCCTTTTTTGAATACTTTGTTTGATTTGTGATGGGACATTTTTGAGCGTTTCATAATTTCTCCTGGTTTTATGTGTTTGCTGTGATGTTTGTTATGGCTTTCTTCACCATAAGCATTGATTAAGATAAGATTAAAGATTGATAGGATTAAAAGTTTTTTCATAAATTCTCCTGGTTTTATGTGTTTATTGTAATTGACACTCGTAGAGGTGTCAATGGGCATATAATATCAAGTAGTATATATGCCTTTTGAACCCTACCGGGGGTGGAAAAGAGGGAGATTACTC